AAAGAAATGAAAACGAAAGATTTGAGCAGTTTGAACAGGACTCTGCCACACCTAACATTATCAACTTCAAACCAAAAGGAAGTATCCATTAGGCACCTTCCCTTTTCCCCGACGTTATACTTATTATATCATATTTTCGGAGATTAGTAAAGGTCAAAAATTAAATAAATTTTTATATTATTTAAAAATATTATGCTTTACTATTTTGCTCAAAAGTAGTATAATATATGTGAAAGGAATTTTATCATGGCACGACAAAAAAGAGCAAGCATCCATTATGTAAATAATGCAGACTTCTCGCAAGCAGTTGTAGACTATGTAACGACCGTAAACGAAGCAAAAGAAAACAGTACAAAGCATCCAATCGTAACCGATTATATTGCACAGTGTTTCCTAAGGATCGCTGAGGGTTTGTCTCACAAATCCAATTTTATTCGCTACACATATCGCGAAGAGATGGTTATGGATGCAGTAGAAAACTGCCTCAAAGCAATCAATAATTATGATATCGAGGCAGCGACTCGGACAGGCAAACCTAATGCCTTTGCTTACTTTACGCAAATTACATGGTTCGCTTTTCTTAGACGTATTGCTAAAGAAAAGAAGCAACAAGACGTAAAAATGAAATATCTAACTCAGTCTGGTATTGAGAACTTCATTGATAATGAAAACGGTGACAATATTTCTAACCAAGTGGTTGGTGCATTCGTTGATACTTTACGGGATCGCATCGATAAGGTAAGGAATGTTGATACTAATGTCAAAGAGTTTGTAAAAGAAGAAAAGATTAAAAAGAAACGTACACGTGTAGCAGATTCTGATCTACAGGATTTCATGCAGTGAAGGTTGCTATTTTAAACGATACCCATACAGGTATTCGCAACTCGTCTGAGATATTCCTAGATAATGCTGCGAAGTTTTATAATGAAGTGTTCTTCCCTTACTGTGAAGAGCATAACATAAAACAAATCGTGCATCTTGGCGACTACTATGACCATAGAAAGTTCGTAAACTTCAAGGCACTCAATCATAATCGTAAACACTTTCTTGATAGAGTACGCAAAAATGGTATGATGATGGATATCATTCCTGGCAACCATGACACATACTATAAGAACACCAATGACCTTAACTCACTCAAAGAGTTGCTCGGTCATTACATGAACGAAGTCCATATCATTATGGAACCAACGGTTATGGAATATGGTTCACTCAAGTTTGCTATGTTACCATGGATCAATCAAGAGAACCACGACGAGTCTGTACGGTTTATTCAAAACTGTAAAGCAGATTGGTTGGGTGGGCATCTAGACCTAAACGGTTTCGAAATGCTAAGAGGTGTTAGAAGTACGCACGGTCTAGATCATGGTTTGTTTAGTAGGTTTGAACAGGTTCTTACTGGGCACTTTCATGTTGGTTCTAAGCAGGATAATGTTCACTATCTTGGCACCCAACTAGAATTCTTTTGGTCAGATGCTGGTGATAAGAAAGGGTTTCATATCCTTGATACTGAAACTCGTGAACTAGAAAAAATTCATAATCCTCACACTTTATTCAAAAAAGTTCTTTACGACGACGAGAAAATAGAGTATAATAGTATAGACGATCTTTCTGATTATGATAACAAGTTCGTGAAGGTTGTCGTTATCAATAAGAAGGATCAGTTTGTATTTGATCGTTTTATGGATAGGATACAGAATAGAAATATTCACGAGTTAAAAATTGCTGAGAACTTTAATGAGTTCATCGGTGAAAACGTAGAAGATGATGAAATGCAGTTTGACGATACTCCATCTATTGTAGATACCTATATTGATGCGGTTGAAACTGATCTGGATAAAGATAAGATAAAAGTTCAGATTCGTGATCTTATGACTGAAGCGCAAGCACTAGAGTTAGTATGATAATATTTGAAAAGGTTCGTTGGAAAAACTTTCTTTCCACTGGACAAAACGCGATTGAGATAAACCTTAATCAAAATAAATCAACCCTCATCGTTGGGCAAAACGGTGCGGGAAAGTCCACTATGTTGGATGCTATATCCTTTGCCTTGTTTGGTAAAGCACATAGAAATATCAAGAAAGACCAACTTGTTAATTCTATCAATAATAAAGGTTGCGAAGTAGACGTTGAATTTACTATCGGGCAAAATAAATTCAAAGTCTTTCGCGGCATCAAACCTAATAAATTTGAGATATACAAAAACGGCACGATGATTAATCAGTCGTCGCATGCTAAAGAATATCAACAAATCCTAGAATCTAATATCCTTAAACTGAATCATAAAACCTTTCATCAGGTAGTTGTGCTTGGTTCATCTTCGTTCATTCCTTTTATGCAATTAACAGGTTCGCATAGACGTGAAGTTATTGAAGATCTACTAGACATTAATGTATTCAGTAAAATGAATCAGATCCTAAAAGAAAAAACTAATACGTTGAAAGATAACGTGAAAGAAATTAATTATGCGATAGATATCCAGAACAACAAGATTGCTACTCAAGACAAATACATTAATGATGTGGCAGCACTTACAGAAGAAAGTAAAAAGGAATATGAATCTAGGATTCATGCATCGCAGAATAATATCGATGAACTACAGGATGCGAATAACGTCCTTAGCACGGGTCTCGAAGAATCTATCGGGAAAACCGAAGAAAGGCATTCAACTTTATCGGATAAACGCCAAGGTCTTATGCTCAGAGGTCAAGATCGGCAAACAAATCTCTCCAACGTCAGGCAGCGGATCACTTTTTTCGAAGAGAATGAGGTTTGTTCCGTATGTGACCAAACCATCTCAGACTCGCATAAACATGACATTCTCAATGATGCGAAAGAAGAAGCGAATAGCATTCAATCCGAATGTCGTACGATCGGAACGGAAGGGTCATCCGTGGAAAAAGAGATTAATGAGAATGGATTGTTACTTCAATCGTTACGGTCTAAGGTATCTCAACTCGGCGAGAATAACCGCGAGATCTCTACGCTCCAGGAGCAAATCCGCCAATACCAAAAATCTTTAGATAAGGAAGTGAGCGCAGACTTAACTAGTGCAAAAACTGATAGAGATGAAATGAAATCTGATAAGGATAAAATGCTAGAAAGCAAAATAAATTTATCAGAGCAGTTCAACTATAATATTGTGATAGGAGAGATGCTCAAAGATTCTGGAATTAAAACTAAGATCATTAAACAGTATCTTCCTGCGGTCAATAAGTTTGTCAACACCTATTTACAGATACTCGACTTCTTTGTACACTTCAACCTAGACGAAGCATTCAATGAAACTATTAGATCACGCCATCGTGATGAGTTTACATATGAATCATTCAGTGAAGGTGAAAAACAAAGGATTGACCTCTCGCTACTATTTACATGGCGCCAGATTGCTAAGATGAAAAACTCTGTCGCTACAAACCTATTGATCCTTGATGAAACTTTTGATTCATCCCTAGATCATGACGGTGTGGATAACCTACTCAAGATTCTTCACACTTTGGGTGACGATACTAACATATTCGTCATCTCACATAAAGGAGAAATCCTTGATGGTAAGTTCAACAGCAAAATTGAATTTAAAAAAGAAAAAAACTTTAGCAAAATGCTTTACTAATTTGCTAAAGTATGATATAATATGATATATGAAATCCACGGAGATAATTATGGAATTGAATGATAACACTATCGAAGTCCTGAAAAACTTTTCAGGCATTAATCAAAACTTGCTAGTGAAGCAAGGAAACACTATTAAGACTATCAGCGAAGCACGAAATGTTGTAGCAACAGCAATCGTGGCAGAAGAGTTTTCTCAACAGTTCGGGATCTATGACCTCAATGAGTTCATTGGTGTACTCGGTCTAGTTGATCAACCTAATCTGAAGTTCTCTGATGAGTCTGTTACGGTCGGTGACCAGTCGGGTAGATCTAAGATTAAATACTTCTTCTCTCCCGAAGAAACCCTAACATCACCGACCAAAGATATTACTATGCCTGAAGGCGATGTGAAGTTTACTCTTGATGCCGATACGTTGGGTAAGATTAAACGAGCAGCATCTACTCTCGGTCATAGTGAAATGTCCATCACTGGTAATGATGGATCTATCGTGTTGTCTGTACTAGATAACCAAAACTCAACATCGAATGCGTATTCGATCGAAATCGGTGGTGAGTTCCCTGCTGATTCAGTTTTCAACTTTGTTGTGAACATCTCTAACCTTAAATTGCTTCCTGGCGATTACGAGGTGCAGATTTCATCCAAACTGATTTCTGAATTTAAGCATACTGAAATGAACGTTCGTTATTGGATTGCACTAGAAAAATCCTCAACCTTTGGAGTATAATAAAAAAATGTCGACAGAAAATCAAGATGAACTAATGAAACTTGCTAATCAGGTTTCACGGTCAACAGTAGCAGTAGTTGATGCTGTTACACAACGTGGTGGTTTTAAGGGTGAAGAACTCTCAACCATTGGTACACTTCGTGATCAAGCGATCCAAGTGATTTCCCTTGTGGAAGAAATGCAGCAAGAAGCAGCAATGGAAAGTGAAGATTAAACTTTACTTTTGACTAGATTCGTTATATAATTATATTTTGTTATGAAAGTTTTTGAAGAATGTCTAATGAATTTTTATGGGTTGAAAAATACCGTCCGCGAAAGATTGCTGATTGTATCCTTCCACCCCAACTGAAAAATACTTTTCAGAAAATTGTTGATACTGGTGAATTGCCTAATATGCTTTTCACTGGATCAGCAGGTCTCGGTAAGACTACTGTAGCACGAGCAATATGCAACGAACTTGATCTCGACCATATTGTCATCAACAGTTCGGAGGATGGCAATATTGACACTCTCCGTGGTAAGATCAAGCAGTTCGCAAGTACTGTCTCGCTTCAGGGTGGCGTGAAAGTCGTCATCTTGGACGAGGCAGATTACTTAAATCCACAATCTACTCAACCAGCACTTCGTGCTTTTATTGAAGAGTTTTCTAACAACTGTAGATTTATCCTTACATGTAATTTTAAGAATCGTATCATTGAACCACTACACTCTCGGTGCGGTGTTTATGATTTCAATGGCGGTGATAAACCTACGCTGTGCGGTGAGTTTATGACCCGATGTCAGGAGATTCTTCTCAAAGAAAATATTTCGGTTCACAATCAGCAAGTTCTCGCTGATCTGATTATGAAATACTTTCCTGACTGGAGACGTGTACTTAACGAACTCCAACGGTATGGTATCGCCAATCAGAGTATTGATGATCAGATCCTAGTTAATATTTCTGATCAAAACTATGATGAATTATTTACTTGTTTGAAAGAAAAAGATTTCAAAAAGATGCGTAAATGGGTGACAAACAATATAGATACTGATGTGTCTGCAATTTTTAGATCTATATATGATAGGATGTCAGATAAGATTGCTCCGCATTCTATTCCTCAGGTTGTCCTTATTCTTGCTGATTATCAGTATAAAAATGCGTTCGTTGCTGATCACGAACTTAATGTAGTTGCTTGTCTAACGGAGGTCATGGCAAATGTCGAATTCTCTTAATATCCACCGTCTCACTATCTTTACTCAAAAAGATTGCCCATACTGCGTGATCATGAAAAAGAAGATTCTTT